CAAGGAAACAGAATCAAAGCATGTTGCTCCAGCACTTCACATGTACGAAGGGCAGTTAAAGGCAGTTTCATTCCTACCAATGGGAAATACTATTTATCCACAGCAGCCTTATACTCAGATCACTGAAGAAGAGTATGATTCCTATATTGGGGTTTTGAAGCATATTGACTTCAGCGCAATTTATGACGGTGTAGATAATCTAGAAGCACAGGGCGAAGCATACTGCACAACAGACTACTGAGAAATTAAAATTAAGTAGTCTACTGTGGTAAAATAGACTTATAATGTCTAGTCCATCAAACCTATATGCCGAAAAGGTGTTCGCAGAGCACCCAACAGTTCTTTGGGCTCTTGACGATAAAGCAGACTATGTTTCATTGATCAACGAGCCACAAAGATCTGTTTATAACTGGACAGTCACTGGCGGTACGGCAGCAGTATTTTCTGATGTGTTTGATGAACCATTCATAGAAAGTTCTGTAACTAAACTAGTCGGAAATACAACAACCGAAGACTTCGGTGAAATTGTATGCATAAGCGATGACATAATAAACTTTTCTGATTTAAATTCCTATATGTCAACATTTTCTATAGGTGCATATGTTTATTCTTTAAGTTCTTATATTTCAAGCATAGCAATTGGATATGAATATTACGATACAACAACTGGAACAAATATTCAAAAACTAAGAAACTATGACACATCTATTACAGAACAGTGGTCCTTTGTTTCTGAGACATTTGAGATGCAAAATGAAAATACAACATTTAGAATAGTTTTAAAAATAAGATATGTTGGTGGAGCAGTTTCCACATCTGATTATCAATTCTTGATCAACGGAGTTACTCTTGGTCAATGGTCAGAAGAGTTTCACTCTGCATCACTTGGAGTTTCTAAGATCTCTTTGCCATCATCTATTCCACTAACAGGTCAGTATGCAATAGAGGCAAAATCTTATGGACTAAAGGAAACTCCTGGATATTATTTTGTTGTGGATAACTCTTTGGTAGCAAAGAACTCTGGAATACCACTAGTTTATGGATCTGGAAATACAACCATCCTAAGTGAAAACATCGATAATCCATCACTTATAGTTCCTGGTTATGGTTTCTTAAACGAGGACGGTAAGTTTAAAGAGTACACGTTAGAAATGTGGATGAGAATAAACTCTGACTCTATAGTAAAGAAAAGAATTTGTGGTCCAATAAAGTCAGAGGATGGTTTATATGTAGATGGACCTTTCCTTGTTTTAAAAATTGATGACAACTATGCCTCTCATTATGTTGGGGAGTGGGCACGTCCAATGCTGTTGGACATAAGAATTACAAGCAATTCTGCTAGTTTGCTTATTAACGGAGAACAGGTTATATCTTTAAACTTTATAACCGAAGACCTGTCTTTTCCAAGCAAATACGATGAAGATGGCAAGGATCAAGACTGGATAGGGTTTTATGCATACTCAGATGTATCACCCATTGAGGTTGACTGTGTTGCTATTTATTCATATCAGGTACCAGCATTAGTTGCAAAACGTAGATTTGTTTATGGACAGGGTGTGGAGATACCAGAAAACATCAATGCATCTTATAGCGGAACATCTATGTTCGTTGACTATGCCTTTGCAGACTACACAAAAAACTACTCATATCCAGATTTAGTGAGATGGTCTGACGCATCAATAGATAACTTGGTCGCATCTGCAACCTCTTTATCTTTGCCAGATTATAGCCTTCCAGAGGTTTATTTTGATACAAAAACTCTAGATGATTTTTATAACGATTGCTTGCTTTTACCAAATGAGGGAAATCTTTATATTAGAATGAGGCCAAACTCTTCTTGGAATAACGTTAATGGATACCTGCTCTTTGACAAGTTAAATGTTACAAACAATCCAGTTAAATGTTTTTATGGAGTTTTCAAGATACTGTCTACACCAACATCTGGTCAAATATTGTTTAGGGTAGAAGATCAGTCAACAAATAACTATTTTTCAATAGAACTGACAAGTCAGTTAAACATTGAGTACAAGTTGAAATTTGGAGATTTGGATGAGGTTGTATATACATCTATCCCTGCTGCAATCGGAGAAGAGTTTACGGCTGGTATTAATATTGATAAGTTTGCTGAGTATTATGGAAACAACGTTAGATCATTCTTTGGTAATCGTGGATCGTTAAAGGTTTATGTTGGTGGTAACAAGGAACTAGATAAAACTTTTACTGGTAATATATACAAGGTTGGATTTGCAACAGAAAGAAACTTCCTATCTATATCTGAACTGTTTAATGACTTTGGAGTACCAACAGATTTTGAAGATGTGTTTAACACTTTTGGACAGTATATAGATTATGATGCTGGTCAATATGTCGGAGCAAGCCAATACTTTTGGAATTATGTATTAGAGGGAGGATTCCCATCAGACTTTTCGTATACTCAGTTAATTGATCATGTTGCAAGTTATACGCTAAGTCCTAAAAAGTATTTTGAAAAATTTACTCTTGATATTGATGTTGAAGGTTACTGGGAAGATAAGGTTGCTCTAAGACATTTTGCACAATATGTAACAGATGCAAAGGGAAACAACTATTATGATCTAGACTTCTTGCAGTTTAATCTTAATTATCCTGCACCTTCTAGATATATAGAGCAGTCAACCACTGGCACATGGACATACGAAGACTTGCAGTCAGAATATCAAAACCCAATTCAGAGAACCTATGAATCGCTAGATAATCATTTATATACAGGATACGTAGACTATGAAGATTTAAAGAATAAGTCTGTTAAAAGTTATAAGTATGACACTGAGTCATCACTAGTTAAATCATATGTGACATTTCAATATCTATCAAACTCATCTACAAATGCAGAGTCTTATTTCACCACAACAGAGATGGCACCAAAAAACGGTATCGTTGAACCAAGCGGTAACTGGATAAACACAAAGTACGAAGTTGTTGATGGAATGCTGGTATATCCACCAACAGGAATTGACTTTAATGATTTGTATATTGTTATGCACCTTAACTTTAAGGTTCTTGGAATATTAAATAATCCAATAAAGATAAGAAGTCTTCAACTTGCATCTCAAGCATATAATGATTCATCAGCAAATCCAATTGGAACAAGGTTTGGTGTTCCCGTATATCCTTACAAAAAGTCTGGTCTATATTATGACTACAAGGGCAGGAATCCATACACGATATATAAGGGTACATCCCCGTATCTTTACCTGACTAGAAATTCTGGATTACAAGTAAAGGGAGACTATGATCCTTTTATAAATCGTGGTCTTGCAATTCCAATCAATTCAAGTACTTCGTCTGACTACAAGGTAATGGCTATGCAAGCAGCACTAAGATATGATCAAGACTTCTTCCCATATTCTCCAACTCAAATATTTGAAATTGAAAGTAAGAATAGTGTTCTTAAGATATTCATGGTTGCAAATCACCCAGATGGTAAAAGAGCAAAGATTTATGCGGTAAACGCTAATACAGGAGAAGTTGAAGACGGCATTGCATTCTATTGGAATGGTAATATTGTAAAAGAGCCAAACATAACAGTGCGTGAGTGGGGAATGCTTGGTATATCCTTCTCCAGTTTGTTAGACTTTTCTAACTATGTTGGATCAATCAAGATCAATGGTCCAGTTCTTGTTAATTTAATTTCTCATTATAAGTCGACAAACCTTCAGGAAGTTCAGAACATCACAGAGCGACCTTGGTTTAAGGTAAAATATAATGGACCTCTTGTGCTAGATTGGGAATACTGGAATCCAGCCTATTTGTGGCAGGGAGTTCTAGTTCTTTCCACAACATCCTATTACGGCGTGGATCCTTCTGATATTTATAAGAGTTATGCTGGTACAAACAAGTTCGTTGTTGATGACACTAGGCTTTTTAGGTTAAACAACTACCAATATACCTTCGATACAGATATCTCTTGGCAATCATCGACTCAAAATGCAGTATGATATGGTATACTTATGGTTATGAATCTAGAAAATCCAAAGAAAAAGCGTAAGCAACTGCCCAAGATGAAGGGGCAGATTGGCGAATCTCGTGCAAAGATTATCGAAAAGCACTATGACTGGGGTCTTTATGTATACAAGAAGGCTAATGGTAAGTGGTTTACGGATGGAACTGGTTCTGTTTTAAATATTGAGTCTATGAAGGGTGACATTACACAGATTGCAAAACTCCGTGAAGCAGCAATTTATTACGGAGATCCAGGAGATGGAAACTGTGTGTTTGTTCCAGGACTTACAAGAATTTCAGAGGAAGAATATTCTGAACAAAAGCAAAGATTGTCAGAAGGACTTATCCCATCTCTGAATGACCTAGGAGCAGTTCAGGCAGCAAAAGATACAATTGCTAAGTATGGAAGTGATGACTAATGAGTGAAGACAACGAATATATTCTTCGTGCAAGAACAGATGAACTTCTACCAGAAGACGATACATTTGTAAAGCAAGATCCATTTAATAAAACATGGGATGACCTAAAGTCACTTTCTGGTTTAGAAAATAATTTTAAGCGTAGGGCTGCAAGACTATCAAAGGTAGATGCTTCTCAAGCATACATGGATAGTTCACGTGCAGTGTCAACTGGTGTTAACGGGGCAAAGTCAAAAGAAATTAATCCAGGAACTATTTATAGAAATGGCTACGGACTATTTGACGTAATCACACCACCATGGAATCTTTATGAGTTAGCAAATTATTATGATACATCTTTTGCAAACCATTCAGCAATTAATGCAAAGGTAGAAAATATTGTTGGTTTGGGTTATGACTTTGAAATCTCCCCAAGAACAATGTTGAAGTTAGAGTCATCTCCAGATAAGGATGCTGTTGGTCGTGCAAGAAGCAGAATTGAAAGAGCAAAGATTGAGTTAAGAGATTGGCTCGAATCATTAAATGACGAAGACTCATTTACACTAACAATGGAAAAGGTTTACACAGACCTTCAGTCAGTTGGAAATGGATACTTAGAAGTTGGAAGAACCGTTACTGGTGAGATTGGCTATATTGGTCATATTCCAGCAATAACCATGAGAGTTAGAAGACTCCGTGATGGCTTTGTCCAGGTAATTGGAAACAAGGTTGTTTACTTTAGAAACTTTGGTGCAAAGAATGGAAATCCAGTTACGGATGATCCAAGACCAAATGAGATTATTCATTTTAAGCAGTACTCTCCATTAAATACTTTTTATGGAGTGCCAGATATTATTTCTGCAATTAACTCTCTTTACGGAGATCAATTAGCATCACAATATAACATAGATTATTTTAGTAACAAAGCAACACCAAGATATGTTGTAACACTAAAGGGTGCTAAGTTATCTGCTGATGCAGAAGACAAGATGTTTAGATTCTTACAGACTGGTCTTAAGGGTCAAAACCATAGAACACTGTATATTCCACTCCCAGGAGACTCTGACACAAATAAAGTCGAGTTCAAGATGGACCCTGTTGAAAATGGAGTACAGGAAGCATCTTTTGAAAGATACAGAAAACAAAATCGTGATGACATTCTTATTGCACATCAGGTTCCTTTGTCTAAACTTGGTGGGTCAGATGCAGCACAAATCGCTGCAGCAATCGCTCAAGATAGAACATTTAAGGAGCAAGTTGCAAGACCAGAACAAAGAAATCTTGAAAAGTTGATCAACAAGATTGTTCGTGAAAAGACCGACATCCTTGATTTTAAGTTTAACGAGTTAACATTAACAGATGAAATAACTCAGTCACAGATTATTGAGCGTTACATTAAGTCTCAAGTTATGGTTCCTAACGAGGCAAGACAGGTTCTTGGAATGCCAGTTAGAGAGGGTGGAGATGAGCCATTTAACCCAAAGCCAGAACAGGCAGCAAATGATAATGCAGATCGTCAAAGAGATTCAGAAAGACTAAACAACCAGTCTGATGGATCAGCAACCATCTCAGGGCGCAATCCAAAGGGTGAAGGAAGAAAATTTGACGAACTAGACGAAATGTCCGAATTGTGACAATCTATATAAAAAGGGTATATAATATATAAACCATGACTATATCAAAAGCCCATTGGAACACAGAGGGCGACAATGTT